GGCAAGATAGAATTAATTGCTAGAATATTTGCTGAAACTGGCATTAAAAGTATGTTTAAAGGAATTTTACAACTAGCAGCAAAATATCAAGATAAAGCTCGAACAATTAAACTTAATGGAAAATATATTGAAGTTGATCCCAGACAGTGGGATAATCAGTATGACATTAGTATTAACGTAGGTTTAGGCACAGGGGATACAAGACAGCAGATGTCTTTATTACAAATGATAATGGCTAAACAAGAAGAGATAATTAAAGGCTATGGAGCGAGCAATCCATTAGTCAGCGTGGGTCAATACAGAAACTCACTTGAGAAGTTTATTGAGTTAGCAGGTTACAAAGATACTAAACAATTCTTTAGAGAAATACCGCCAGAAGTAGATCAAGCCATTTCACAACCAAAACCAAAACAACCTGACCCATTAGTAAGTGCTGCGATGCAACAAGCACAAGCACAATTACTTCTCGATAGACAAAAAGCAGAAGCAGATATTGCATTAAAGCGAGAAAAAATGATGGCAGATTTGCAATTAAAACGTGATGAAATGATGGCTGAATTAGAATTAAAAAAACAAGAATTGATAGCTGAAACGCAACTCGATCAACAAAAAGCTATGATGGGGTAATATATGGCAACAGAATTTGAAGTAGATCAAATTTATCAAGAATTATTAAATAGACCATTTGCAGATGGACAAGCAGTTTTACAATCTTATGCAAACATGAGCCCAGAAGAAGTAAGGAATTTTGTTGCTTCTTCTCCAGAAGGTCAAATAGCAGCACAATTCCAAACATCTTTAGATAGACCTGTTGGCGAAGCAGGTAGGGGTTATTATATGAATCTTGTTAATACAGGATTACAAGGTGTGCAAGATGTAAATGCAGATGGTGTTGTAACTTTAGATGATGTTCTATTTAATATTTCTCAAAGTCCAGAGGCTATGGCATTACAGAATATGCAAAGTGAAGCTGCATTAACAGATGCAGGTTTTAGCCCATTTGAGTTTTCAGCACCAAATCTTACAGAAATAATAAATCCAAATGCAACAACAATACCAATGCAAGTGACTGGTGGAAGCCAAATATTGCCAACAGATACAAATTTAGGATTTTATGGAGTAAATCCAAACACAGGAAAAGTAGAGTTGATGCAACAAGATACTGCTATGAACCCAATGTTTAGAGCAGGTGTAGGTGGATTTACTAATACTTTGCCTTTTCAGTTTGATTTTGGGATACCTGCAGTAACTGCAGAGGTTCCTATATTTACAGCAAGTGGTGAAGATTTTGTAAGTGCTAAAGATGCAGCAGATGCAGAAGCAGAAGCAGCGGCAGCAGTAGCAGCAAGATCAGCAGCTAATAATCCATATATGGGGGGATTATTTAATGACTCCTAATGAAGCAAAGGATTTATTAGAGAAAACAAAGTTTATTGCAGAAATAGAAAAACTCATAATGGACAAGATGTTAGATATTGTAAATACAAGTCAATATGATTATGAAGAAAGAGAATCACTTTACAAATCTATAAAAGCTATGGAGGAAATTAAAGAACATTTCCAATCTTTAGCAGTTACAGATAAAATAAAACGAAACAGATTTTATATCGCATAGGATAAATTTATGGAAACCCAAAACGAAACTGTTACCGAACCACAAGGCACAGAAGCGTTAAGTGTAGAACAAGCTGCTAGTAAGTTTTTAGGCATAATGGACAATCAAGAGGCATCTCAGGATCAACCTCAAGAGGAAACCCAAGTGCCTGAGGAGCA